TAAGTGGAACGCCCGACACAATTAAAGACGAAACTGTTATAGATGTTAAAAGTAGTTGGTCGCCTTATACGTTTATTAAAGCAGATTTAAAAAGCCTTTATGAGTGGCAATTGCGGGCGTATATGATTTTAACGGAAACGCATAAATCGGAGTTATCATATTGCCTTGTAGATATGCCGATACTTCAATTTTCAGATTTAGAAAGACGTGCATTTTGGCAAGCGGGAATAATAGACCACGCAACAGACGAAGCCCTTAAAATTACGGACGAGTTAACCAATAATTATATTTACTCTACAAATAAAAATTACACAAAGGAAGAGCGAATAAAAACGTATACAATAGAAAGATGCAAAGAAAAGGACGCGTTACTTTTTGAGGCGCTACAAAAGGCGTCAGATTTTGCAGATACATTAACTTTAAATTATAAAAAAGATGTTTAAGAGAAAACCAAAAAAATCAAACTCACGCAGATTTTGCGAAAATATGTTACCTCAACCAAGGTGTCAACAGTCAGAGGTGCTTTTTGAGTTACTTAGTAATTACTCTAAAGGAATGACGCGATTGCAAATAGGTAACTCTTGCAATGTTCTTAATGTACCTGAGGTTATTCGTAAACTTAGAAAAAAAGGTACTATTGTTAATATAGATATGATTAGCAAAGTTAATAAATATGGTCGCAAAATTAAATACGGTAGGTATTATTTAGGAGATTTTAAAAACGGAGTAGAAATATACTACAAGCTAACAGAAAGCCCTTTAAAAGACCTTAAAACAGTAAATGAGTAATAATAAACAATGGCGCATTTGCGACTGTCGGCTTAGGGTCGGCGGTTGCTTATGCGGTTTAAAACCAAAATTAATTACTGTCAACAAAAAAAACCCTCACGATTTTACTAATAATGACGTCTGTAAGCCTTATAAAAGCACAGAATAAAATTACATTTTCAGTAAATCAAAACCTCAACGTTAGTAAATTAGATTTATTAGCAAAAATAGAACTACAAGAGCGACAAAAAAATAACGGTTACTTTTCGGCGGTTTTTCAATTTCAGAAAAAAAACGAGTATAAAAGATTTTACAGATACGCTTTAAATTGCTCGTACACGCTAAAAGATTTAGCTATTAAAAAAAGTTATTTAGGCGCGTCAATCGGCTACGGATTTACTGATAACAACCAAAGGAGTTATACAGGATTTAACGGTAATGTTTTCATAAAATATGAGATTTTACAGGATTTAAAACTATGCTTTAATACTGTAATTGTTGAGCGTAAAGATTTGAGCGCAATAAAAACTACGGCTTTTGTAGGATTAGAAATAAATTTAAATTAAAAAAATGAAACCAATATTTATATACTCAGATAGATTTTTAAATGCGGTTAGTTGGTTTTTTAGTGTTGGAGGTATTAGTTTATTTCCTGTTGTAATACTCAGGGAAAAATATAAAAATACCGTAAACGCTTATACGTACATAAGAGCCAAAAAAATACGTAACCACGAAACAATACACTTTAAACAACAAGTCGAAACCTTAGTAATTCTATTCTATATTATTTATATTTTAGAGTTTACCGTAAAAATTGCTATTTACAGAAATGTAAAACAGGCTTATAAAAATATAAGTTTTGAGCGGGAGGCGTATTTAAATGAGGGTAATTTTACTTATATCAAACACAGAAAAAAATACAATTGGATTAACCTAATAATTATAAAAAAATGAAATTTTTAGACAAATTTTGCCACTTAACAGGGCTAGAAAAAAGCGAAACGGAATTAATGCCGAAAATAGATTTTGTTAGAAACAAATACTATACAGGTATGATTTGCACAGATTTTGTTATATGTAAAGGTATCGCTCTTATGGTTAAAAGAAAAAAAGCTAAAATAAACAAGGCGCTTATAAAAGGCGATTTGGTTCGAGCGCTTAGTTTATACGAACGTCCGTTTAGGTTACAGGAGTTAATGGACTTGAACCTAGATAATTTTGAACCTGAAAAGGTTGGCGAGGTTATTCGGTACGCTTGGACTGATTCCGAAAACCCTCATATAAATTATTTTATATGGCGAACACTTTTTGAAGAGTTTAGAGGCTCGCTTATGAGTAAACAAGACTTAAAAGAATACAGTACTTTACCTGAAAAGTTTATTATATACAGAGGCACAACAAACCCATTAGCTGAAGAGGACGACGAGTATAAGCCTTTAAGTTGGACGCTAGACGAAAAAATTGCACAAAAATTTAGTTTAAGGTTTGATAACGAGGACGCGGGCAGAGTCTTAAAAATGGAAATTAAAAAGGAGGACGCGGTTGCCCTGTTTTTAAGTAGAGGCGAAAAGGAAATAATTTATTTACCAAAACAATAATAAAATGAAAGCAATAATATCAATTTTTTTAATATCATTTTTTTTTAGTTGTTCTAATTCTGAAGACTCTATAAACTGCGGAGTTATATCGGGTAGTAAGTACACCATAAACGACTCAGGCGTTGAAACGTTTGCTTTTATTGTTGACGGCGAAAATATAGAGGTTTCAAAGGCTATATTTTACGGATTTAATATAGGGGAGTTGTATTGTTGGTAACGTTGAGTATAAGGAAAGTAATTTTACGGATTAAAAAATAAATAAAATGGAAATAAGACAAAAAATATTAGATACGATTTACAAGCATAACAAAAGTGCTTATGGTGCAAGTAGTGAATGTATAGAGGTGGTTTATGATGATGACTACGATAATTTAACTGATGACTTAGTAAAATTATTTTCTTTATACATTGTTAGCAACCGAAGGGAACTGTTATATGCGTTTGCAAACCATGTAAACAATAACGAGTTAAAAGACTCTGAGCAAATAACAGACTACTCTATAAAGAAATACTTAAAAAGCATATAATTGTTGCTAACGTTCTGCGTATATGGAATGTTGCGTAAATAAAAACTTAAATTAATAAATATGAAAAAAATAAAAGGCATTAGAATACTTAAAGGAAATGTAGAGAATAAGCAATTTTCTATATACGGTGTTAGCATTAGTTTTTTTGCCAAGTTCTTTAAACCTCACTTAATTTGGGATTGGTACGACTTTGGCTTAATGCTGAAAATAAATAAACAAAATAACATTGGAAAATATCACTTTGCAATAGATATACAAATAGCTTGGTTAAACATTTGGGTAGAGTGTTGGCAAAAAAATTAATACTAACGGATTACGGGTAAGATTAGTTTTGACTTACTAAATAAACACAAAATAAAATGGAAAAATATAAGCAAATAAATACAGAAGAAAATTATAACAAACTTTTAAATA